ATCCTTCAGCACAATAGACACTACAAACTCAAGAAATCATAAAGGTGATCCCAAAAATTTAGAGATTCCTCCTACAGAAAATAATCATTATACATGGATGATTCAAGTAGGAGATAGTGCTGAAGCTTGGGCTAAAGCTATTGGCAAGTTGCATCTTCATCCTTATCAACGCATCGATCATATAATTATTGATGGAAGTAACTGCCGAGGTCCGGGAGGAAGACTCAAAGGTTATGGTTGGCTTTGTAATGGATTTGCTCCTCTTGCTAAAGCTCTTGAAGGAATGCACACTACTCTGAATGCTAAGGCAGGTTGTCTTCTTGATGAACTCGACATCATGGACAACTTCAATCGAGTAGGAGAAGTTCTTTCTTCTCGAAGGGCAGCAGAAGCTGTTCTGATGGATGCTGGAAATCCTATGGCCGAGTCATTCTCCACAGCTAAGTTTGAATATTGGAATGGGAACTCGCATCGTCGTCAGTCCAATAATTCCTTTCAGTTTTGGTCAAAACCCTCCAAAAAAAAGATTCTTGATCTAATTAAAGATGCTGATGAATGTGGAGGAGATCCAGGATTTGTCAATGCAGAAGGAGCAAGACTCAAAGCTCCTTGGGCTGATGGATTAAATCCATGTTTTGAAATTCTCTTAGGATCTTTTTGTAATCTTGTGACTAACTCGCTTCCAAGATTCAAGAAAGATTTCTCTAAGATCTTAAGAGCCTTGTATATCATTGCTAGAGCAAACTATCGTCAAACTTGTGTCAAATTTAATGATGGGATCTTGCAACCGAAATGGCAACAATCAAATGATGCTCTTCGCCTCTGTGGAGTGTCTCTCACAGGTATCGAACAGTGTCCCTGGATCACAGATTACCAGATCCGCCAAATGAGGAACTCTGCAATCTATGGTGCATACTCAATGGCAGATGAACTCAAGCTTCCTCGACCCAAGGCTATTACAACGGTAAAGCCTGAAGGTACTGGCAGTAAATGTATGGGAAGTTATACTGTTGGAGAAATCACTGAAGGGCTAGGTCGTCCACTCGGTAATCATATTTTCAACTGGATCAATTTTTCTAAGAACGATCCTCTTGTTGAACTTCATGCTGAAGCTGGATACAAGATGCTGGACAATCCTAACGATTCAAACAATGTCTTGATCTGCTTCCCTGTCGAGTACAAGGGTGTTAAGATGGACAAGGTTGATGGAAAGCCAGTTAATCTTGAACCTGCTGTTTCTCAACTAGATCGATACCACAGATGGACCAATCAATGGTGTGATCATAATGCAAGCAACACCATTAGTTACTCTCCAGAAGAAATCCCAGAAGTTGCCGATTGGATAGACAAGAAATGGGATTCTGGCTTTATTGCTGTTGCTCTGCTAAGAAGGAATGATCCGACCAAGACTGCGAAAGATCTTGGTCATCCTTATCTCCCTCAAGAAGTTGTCCTCGAACCAGAATTTAACTCTTACAAGAAAACTCTTCGTCCGGTTGATTATTCCAAGGTCACAGGGATCTTTGAGATCGACTCACAAGAAGAATGTAAAGGTGGTGTATGTCCAGTAAAATAAAGTTTTTGTTTGTTTCGATTCTTTCTCTCTCTTTTCTTTCGACTCCTCTGTTGCTCATTCCAACCTATGCGGATGAGAAGCAAGAGCTTCCAGCTAATCCTGTCTGCGAGCATTTGAAAGCCACAGCAGTCACCGTCAAGGCTAAGGGTGGCACAGGTTCAGGGATCGTCATCGTTCGAGGTGATGTGACCTATGTCCTCACTGCCGGTCATGTGGTTGATGCCAACAAAACAGTGATCAAGGAAGAGGGCAAGCCTACCAAGGTTGAGTGGGAAGATGTAACAGTCTACCAGAACGATCTGGACGAGGGCCGGATCGTTGGTCGGGTTTCTTATGAGGCTGAGGTTATCCGTTATTCTGATGCAGAGCATGGCGAAGATTTGGCGATCTTGAAACTCCGGAAGCCGAAAGCTTTCAAGACCGGGATCACTTTCTATCTTGGCAAGCAGATCCCGCCCGTAGGGACGGATCTGCTCCATGTTGGTTCGTTGATGGGAGACTTTGGGGCTAACTCGGTTGTCCCTGGTTTCTACTCGCAGCATGGTCGGTTGGTGTTCGGGAAAATCTTCGACCAGTTGACCTGCAATGCCTTCCCAGGCTCGTCAGGAGGAGCTGTCACCCTCAAGGATGGCCGTTACGTTGGCATGGTCCTCCGAGGGGCTTCTGGGGGCTTTATCCTCATCGCTCCTGTCCGCAGGATCAAAGCATGGACTGATCGCATTGGAATGGACTTCATCTTGGATACCACCAAGAAAGTTCCTTCTGAAGAAGACCTCAAGAAGCATGCCATTGAAGAATGTTGCACTCCCATGAAGAAAGTCAAAGAATGATCCGAAACTTTGTGATTGAATCTGATGAAGACATTGAAACTCTAGAGACTGCATTGGAGTTTCTTGAAGATGAAAATATTATCATTCGAGAAAGATTAAGAATCAACAAATCTGTAATTGAATATGGAAGTAAGATTATCATTGATTATGAAACTGCTCGTAAGGCGAAAGAGGAATGAAATACATCATTCAAACGGATGCTGAAGAATCTGAAATAAAAGTAGAGCTTGAACTCTGGAAGAGGAAACTCACTCAATATCAAGATCGACTGAAAAGTTATCAATGACAAGCAGAAGTTTGTAAATGTAGAGTTGATGATTATGAAAAAGCCCTAGCTGAGTATAAAACTAATCCGAAAGTGAAATAATCTTCCAGGTCAGGTGAACAATGTTCACCTGACCTTTCTTATCAAAGGTTTCTCTCATGCCAATAGAAATCAAAAGTGACAGGGATTATCTAGAAGTTAAGAAAATGGTTGATTACTATCTTTATCTGATAGATGACCTTAACTATAGTCTTTATAAATACGAACTTACTCAGAAAGAAAACAAAGAGTTTCTACATCAATTACTTTCCAATGTGAGAATATCTTATGAACCTAGAACCTGAAGAAATCTCTGTAGTTCTCTTTTCAGAGAATGCTGAAGTTCCTACAAAAGCTCATGAAGAAGATGCAGGTTTTGACCTGTATAGTCCTGTCAATTTCAAAGTGATGCCTCAATCTAAGACTAAGATCAATCTGGAGTTTGGACTCAGCATCCCTAAAGGATTCTATGGGCAAATGAAGGACCGTTCCTCCTTGGCTAACAAAGATCTGCACGTTCTCGGAGGAGTGATCGACTCAGGCTATCAAGGTCCAGTGCAATTGATTCTCTGGAACCTTGGACATGAAGCTAGACGATTTGATGTTGGAGATAAGGTTGCTCAATTAGTCATTCTTCCTGTTCCTTCGATGACTATGAAGCAGGTTGATTCTTTTGACACGACAACTCAACGTGGAACCGGCGGTTTTGGAAGCACAGGAACTTAAAATGTTTGAATATAAGATAATCTGGAGTCCTATTCATCTTGCAGAAGAGAAACTTAATTTCTTTTCCAATCAAGGTTGGATTCTAGATAAAGTTGAACTTAATCGCAATGATATTCAAGTGATGTTTCTCAAACGAGAGAAGACTTCTGGAGGTTCTATCAAAGAATGATCTCAACTGACTATGAATGGGAAGGATTGGATGAAGAGATCCAAAAGCCCGACCGTCTTGTTGTAACCAGAATTAATCTCCAAGATCCAGATCTGATTGAACAGGTGATTGGCAAGATCAATAGTGAACCCTTTGAAGAGTATGAGCCAGGGAGTCTCCTGTTAGTTACTTGTGACAAGCAGCCTCTGTTCACTTCGATTGAGTATATCTTTCGATTCCAGAGAGTAGACCCTTACACTTCGAGTGAATTTCACTCCATGTTTGATTTTAATAGGATTCAATAATGTTTGATTCAAATAATCTCGGACCCGCAATTGTGGCTGAACTCTTCATAATTGCTCTTCCTATTCTTGCAATAGCTATCCTCATTGGAATCGCAATTGGAGGTTGTATCCACTGATGAGCTGGGGACTAACAATGATATGGCTCTGTCTTTATGGATTCGGCTTCATAGGTGGCTTGATAGATCTATTGATGGGAGGAACTGATGAACTGGTTTGAGAAACAGAAAGAGGCTATTAAGAAAATCATTGAAGAAGAAGCTATTAAAATAGCTAAAGAATTTGAACAGAAAACTGCTGCTGATAATGATGCAATCTTAAGAGCAGCAACATATGCTGAACGAATAGCTCTTCCTCTTGTTGATAAGAAAACAATTTGGGGAACCTTCAACTTTAAACAAGAAGGAAAAGATCTTTCTCTTTTAGGTAGCAAAGCAGGTAATGAGATCTGTCGAATTCGATTCCATTCATATTGGTATCCAACTTTAAATGTAGAAGTTCTCAGAGCGGAAGATACCATTAGTTATCGAAATGAACTAGCTGCTTACAACTTAGGGTTTTCTCAAGGTGTCACAGGTTTCATTCCTTTTGATACCAAAGAAGGATCAAAGTCAGAGATGGAACTAGCAAAATATTTAATGTTCTTTTTCAAGGACTAACTATGAGTTTTGTAGATGAAGTTGCTGAAGAACTTGTTAGTGTTCGTAAAAGACAAAAACCCTTCAATAGTTTCCATGAAGGTTGGGGAGTTATGGCAGAAGAGATGGATGAGTTCTGGGAAGAAGTCAGAAAGCGACCTTCAAAAAGAGATCTGAAGAACATGCGAAGAGAACTTGTTCAAATAGCTGGGATAGCTCAAAGAATTGCAGAGGATCTTCTGTGATAAAAAACTATGATGATTTGCTCGATAGATATGATAAGTTGATTGGTAAGGTAGATAGAGATCTAAAGGGCTTCGAGACCTTTGCTAAATTTTCAATTAGCTTTCTAGTGATAGCTCTCCTTAGTATGATTATTTATGGGATTAGATGACTGGAAAGAAAAGTTTGATGCCAGACAAAGAGAACTTGATAAAGAATGGGAAAGAGTTAACTATCTTGGAGATCAAGTATCTAAAGGACTTCTAATAGGTGGAGCTATAGGTATTATTGGAATGTGGGCATTTATGATTGTGGTTGCTATTGGCTTTATAGTGAAATGGATAATGGGATGAAGATCATTGGAATCGATCCAGGCTTCCGAGGTGGCTGGGCCTACCTGGAAGATGGAGAGCTAAAGTTATTTGGAGAGAATCCTACGACCCGTCTAAACAAGGCTGGGAGGCTTGAGATCGACCTTCGAGAGCAGTACCGGCTCTGGAAGCCTTTGGAGGTAGATCTGTTCGCTGTGGAGCTTGTAGGGCCTCTGGCGAATGCCTCCAGGCTAGCAAGCTTCTCTTTCGGTCGGAATGCTGCTGATGCTTCGGCTTATGCTCGTATGATGGGATATAGAATCGAGTATATTCTTCCGACAACATGGAAAAAAGAAGTTTTAGCTGGAACCGACCGCTCAAAACAGGCAACTTTGGCCTGGGCGAGAAGACGTTGGCCTAAGTATGAGATCCCCAACCACGATGGCATCGGGGACGCCCTTGCAATTTCAGAATTCGCCTGGAGAAAGTTTAAGTGACTGCCCTTAGTAAGTATGAAAGATGGACAGATAACGAAATAGCTTTGTTGGAATATTTATGGACATCAGAGAAAGATGTTAATTATATCCAAAGTATGTTTCCAACAAGAAGATTTTGTCATATCAATGCAAAAGCAAAATCGTTAAATTTTCAAAGACTCAAAGGTTTTACAATTAAAGATTGGTTAATTGATTATCATTGGTCAGATATTGATATAGGATGGTTTGCTGGATTTTTTGATGGAGAAGGAAGTGTTGGAATCTTTCCTCCCAATAAAGCTAGAAAACAAAACTGTTTTGCAAATATGCATATCTGTAATACAAAGATTGAATCTTTAGAAAAGATACAACATTTAGTTAAGTTTGGCGATATTTATTCCAAAATTAAAAGAAATCCTAATCATTCTACCATATATTATTATCGATTAGGTAAAAGAGAGGTTCTATACTCTGTTTTAAATAAACTACTTCCTCATCTTATTATTAAGAAAAAGATTGCGTTGTTAGTACATGATTTTCTTTTTAATAATTGGGATAGACAACTTTCAAAAGAAGACCAATTTAAATATGTTCATCATTCTCATTTCCTAATCCGATCGTGACTGGGAAAC